GTTTAACATCAGGTCGGTTAACCGGAGGGCCATCTGATCTAGATGGCATAAATAAGAATTTCCTGACCCCAGAAGCCACTATCAACATGGATGCCATAGCGTCATTCCTCAAATCTCACGGTGGCCTTCAAAACAATGTCCTGAGTGCACACATAGCGCAGATGGAACGTTGGAACTGGCATGATAATCAAGTCAGTTTACTAGTGAATATGTTAAGATATTCACTGCTTAAGAGGTTAGAAGAGGGTAACGTAGGCACGGGGTTGAACGGTAACTTACCCAGTTATGACGACGGTCACGTTCGAGTCAACAGGAATGACTACTTCCCTGACAACTATCCTTCAGAGGTCGCAACACTAAGATGGCCTTGCGGTAATGCAGAGGATAACATCCCGCACTTCCACCACGCTAACGATTACATACCGGCTACAGGAGGGCAGATGATAGATTTATCGTGCTTGACTGAGAAAGAAGCTAGGTTTGTATTACTAATGTTAGGAAAGTGGAACAGGACAACCCGATATAGGTTAGATTTCGAGTTACCTAAGCTGGTAGATGGTGTGGCGTACCGTAGGGCCCAGCAAGTAGGAGGACTTGTTGAGTTCATTGGAGAGGGGCCTAACATCGAGCCAATGCCCCCAACATTGACATCAGGGGAATCTTGGCGAACGCTATTGTCTTATGTAGCGCACAATGGTTTATATGGCAGTTTCTCAGTCGCCCTAAACGTCATCGTCTCTATGATGGCGCAGATGGTCCCGGCGACAGCAGAGGGACATGTCTGGCTTGATGAAGAGTTGCAAGTAGTGTTACCAAGGTTCGAAGCCGTACGTGGCAGGTACCCATTCTTCAACGAAGGCGAAAAAGCATTTGTATCACACAGGGCTTTGGCAGAATGGCGGATGTTAAATGCCAAGCAGGAGAGAATACTGCTCCTCGCCAACATATATGCGCAGGCATATCAAACAGGCCTAGCTGTACGGTCTCTACGCTATAATGTTGAGGAGAATCCGACAGATCTATTTGCTACGGAGTCTATGTTTGTGAGCCCCCAGATGTATCTGCCAGCTGCAGCGTCAGAAGCTTTAAGACATCCGATACCTTTAAGTGGTATGTCAGGAATAGCGTTCACGCACACCAACCGGCTTGATAGACCAGTTGCTGGGAGACGTGTTCGAGTTACTGCACAAGATGCGAGAGCTATAGCCAATTACGGAATAGTTGAAGAACACGACGTACAATACATAGTCGTTGAAAGAACACCTTTTGCCGGTGTGCCCACTTTGCTGTTACCACTGAATCCATTTAAGGACGTGACACCCTTCACCCTGAGGGGGTCTATAGACGCGAGCAAGTTGGAGCGAAACAGGTTAGGTTGGAAAGCTACGCCGTATCAATTGTGGCACTGGGCATGGGCGAGTAGGCTATGTGGGTATGACATCAACATAAGCACGTCTACGCAGCTAGTAAATGGGAAACGGCCCTATGCACCGAACGAGTCATCTTGGACTTGGCCTCTGATGGTGAAAGATGAGTATTTGGGTGAAACAATTACTGTAACAGGTCTTGAACCCCGGCAGAACCGATTCATATCTCTCCCTCCCATACACGCTCAATTCTACCGAGGGACGGTTGACTTTAACTTTTCAATAACTTCTCAGATGGTTAGTCTCCCTCGGAGGGAACAGGCCGACATGATCTGTGAGTACGGTGCGACCGGGGGGCTTACCTCACCTGCAACAGTCCGTATAATGGTTGGTCAACACCTAAGACAGCTTCGTGGTTTCATCGACAGGCGTGAGGCGGATTTTCAATTTGTCGAACGTGTTCAGGCTGGGGTGATCCCACCAGAGCCAGAGATACAAGATGCACGAGATGTGGGCGGAGACTAGAATCGCCCCGCGCGCAGGCTTTAGGTCCGAGCCCGGGCGACGAGGTTACGTTATATAACGTTGACCCGTCGCTGCCTAAAGCCGCTAGGGCTCACAATGGTGGGCGTAGAGCACCGAGGTCTCTACGGGCAGCGTCAAGCAAATTCATTCCTGTATTTGTTGCTGTCGGAGGTGCATACTTGTCCGTAGTGACAAGATCAAGAGCCACACATGTGCTGGTACACGTAGAGTATGATACTTCCACCTGGTACGGGTTGACTATGCTGAACGTAGGTCAAGGATCTGTGCGACTTTATAGCCAACGTTTGGGAGATGTAAGGTTGTATTATCTTGACGTAAATACAAACGTTGACACGCTACCACCGGAAATACGTCAAGCCGTGTCTGCTGCTTACTCGCAGGTTGATGGCTATGACTTCACAAAAAAATAACAAGGCACAGATGATACGCAGGCTCTTTTCTACAGTACCCCGTACTGTACCTGAAATCAAGTGCGTCGAACCAGGCATCTTCGACCGGGCTGCTGTGAGTGGAGAACACCACACGCACCTCCGGCCCGAGGAGATATGGGACATAGCCAGACGTGACCCTTTGCGTCGAGAACTGTTTGCAGCGATGATGGAGAATTTGAAGGCAATGAAAGGAGTAACGGAGGCTTTTGCATCATCGGCATTGTTATACGTAGTCGTAGCTGGTCTGACTCAGGCGCGGATAGTTGCGTTTAGCTCTTACTTATGGACAAACGACCTAAGTATGACTATGGACAGACTCAAGGACGTATCCGTCAAGATGAAGGCATTGCACTCCAGAGACATGCTGGACCTGACTGAGTTATTTGAGCTGAACACGTTAGTCAACCGTGGATATGGTGCAGTCAATTGGCAAATGGAACGAGAGCATAGGCTAAACCCTGATGTGATTGATGTGGCGCCGGAGACAGTATATGCAAAGGCAGTGTCTGTATTCAACATGGGTGTCCGCCACGGATTCAAGTATAAACGCATGAGTCTGAGTGATTTTGCAGCAGCACGCTGGGAGTGGTCGCCAGCAGGCAGTGTACACTCACAACACGTGGCAGATGAGAAGTATATCAACAGAGACAGCTACCGGTATAGGACTAAGTTCGTGACGCTCAATAGCATGCCAATAGAACACGTTGAACAGATGTTTACACGTAAGCCAGCCATACGGGCCTGGGCATCAACTAAATATGAGTGGGGGAAAGAAAGAGCGATCTACGGCGTTGATCTGACGTCAGCAACAGTCGCACACTTCGCTATGTTCAACTGTGAAGAGGTGCTGAAGCACAGGTTCCCGGTGGGAGAAGACGCTGAGGCAGGTAGGGTACATAAGCGTCTGAAGACAATGTTGGAAGGATGTGATTCATTTTGTTATGACTTCGATGACTTCAATGCTCAGCATTCCACTTCAAGTATGATAGCTGTAATCAAAGCTTACCGGGATGTTTTTTCACCTGCGATGTCTGAAGAGCAGCTTGCAGCAATGAACTGGATCTTGGACAGCTATACTGACATTATGGTGTATCCGCTGCAAGATGGGCCTTACAGGCCAAATGGAACATTGTTGTCTGGCTCTCGACTAACGACATTCATAAATACTGTCCTCAACTATGTGTATATGGACATAGCAGGTGTGTTCGAACACCCAGATGTTGTTGACTCTGTACACAATGGTGATGACGTGTTGATAGCAATACGTAGCGTCAAGGCCGCAATAGATGTACACGACAAAATGGCTGCGATTAACGCTCGAGCTCAGCCCGCTAAATGTAACATACTCTCTGTGGGCGAGTTTCTAAGGGTGGAGCATAAGATAGAGATGTCAGACGGTCTGGGGTCACAGTATCTGTCACGTGCATGTGCGACTGCAGTACACTCAAGGATAGAGTCACAGATGCCAGTACGAGCATTAGACGCTGTATCCGCTACGGTCACGAGAATGGGGGAACTGAAACGCCGGGCTCCTGAGGCGGCAGAACAGATAGACCTGTTAACTATCAAGATCTTCAAACATCTAGCTGTAGTCTTCAACACACCATACGACAAGTTATCGATAGCTGCGTCCGCACATAGTGTGGTGGGTGGTTGCAATGAGGACAGATGGGCGCCAGTAGAGTGGAAGGTGCGAGAGGTGATACCATATCACCTGAGAGAAGATGAGGAATCATCTTCTGTCGAACAGGCGGTAGTACCCGGTTGCCGGGACTATGCAGCCTTAATGGAAAAGAGACTGAACGGAGTAATACCATTCAACAAGATACACCAAAGTGTGTCTCGAGCTACGCGGGCTCAACTTGCAATAACGCGGGAATCGAAACTAGTATTAGATGACGTTTCCGCCCAAATCAAGTATAAGTATGCGCGTGCTCTGAAAGGTATGTACAAAGGGATAGTCAAACTGCCATTTATAGCGAGAGCTAGATTTTTAGGTCTACCGCCTATTGCACTAGCGAGTCAAGCTCAGATCTCAAAACTCATGCGACTAACGTCATCAGTGAGTGATGTGGCCTGGACATTGAAAGTATTGCTATAAAGACATGAAAAATGGGCCGGCAACCC